CCGTTATCGCCATTGCGGCGGGGGCTTTTATTCCGCTCAAGTTGTTGATCAACTGTGAGTATTCCGGCGCTGTTCGGCGGGCTTTCCGCGCCTTGGGCCATGATGCTTGGTCCTGCGACCTGTTGCCGTCCGAAGATGACAGCCCTCACCACATTATCGGTGATGCACTCGCAGCGGCCCGGAGCGGCCCGTGGGATGCCATGATCTGTTTCCCGCCATGCACTGACCTGTGCGTGTCCGGCGCCCGCCATTTTTCCGCCAAGATAGCGGACGGACGGCAGGGCAGGGCACTGCAATTCGTGCGTGACTTGCTGGCCTGCGACATCCCGTGCATCTCCTTGGAAAACCCCATCGGCGTGATTTCCAGCCACGTCCGCAAGCCGGATCAGATCATCCAGCCTTGGCAGTTCGGGCACGGCGAAACCAAGGCGACATGCCTCTGGCTCAAGGGCCTGCCCAAGCTGGTGCCCACGGATATTGTCGATGGGCGCGAGGCGCGGGTGCATCGTATGCCGCCCGGTCCTAACCGCTGGAAAGAGCGGTCGCGCACGTTCGAGGGCATAGCGCAAGCCATGGCCGCGCAATGGGGCCACGCCATTCAGGCTTCGCGGCAATCCCGCATATCCCCCCGCAAGGGTGCGGACAGCACCGAGGGGGCGGCTGGTGCCGCGATTGCGCCCCCGCAGAATTCGGCATGGGGCCGGATCGGTGATGCACAGCACACCGCAACCAACCGCTAAAGCGGTTTTGTATTGGACCCCCAGACCCCCGGCGCGGACAGGCGCTAACCGGAAAACGCCGGGGGAACTATCAGAGAACTAACTGCTGGAATACAACCGCATAATCTCAGCCTCGATCTTAGGCCGGATAGCCTGCGGAATTTTGGCCAGCGCCCGTTGCCGCGCCTTCTTGTCCGGCATGGCCAATATCTGTTTGGCCGCGTCGTAAATTGGTTTTTGTGCCCATGATCGAATGCTTTCTGGGGCATCGTTCCAAGCAATATTTCCCATCAACAGATTAAACAGTTGCTCTGACGGCTTTTGAACATCAGGCGCTAGGCGGTAAGCCATTTAAAGAACCCCTCTCTTGCAGCATCAACACCAAGCGCCACACAGGAGAAAGCCCCAGCGTTGTGGGCCGCTATCAGGTATTCAACCTGCTCAGGTTGAAAGGTGCTTTGTGTATGGTCGCGCCGCTTCATTTCACAAACGAATGAAACTTGCCCAGGAATGACAATATCGGAAACGCCTGCCGTCATGCCTTCAGCGGCGTGCTTTTGGACGCTGGCAAATTGCCCCTTGGCCTTTAACCCTTCGTTGCGCGGGTGAAATGCCAACTTGCCCCAAGTGTCAGGGTAATCCCGCCTGAGCCAGTTGAAAAATGTCATCTGTTCCGCGCTTTCGGCAGGGCACTTGCCGCGATAGGTCAGATCCCCAAAGACCAAAACCCCGGCGTTGATCATGTCGGCAATGTCACTCTGGCGCATGGTCGGGAACTCCATTGTAATCGCTGATTACGAAAAAACCAGTTGCGGCATCCTTTTTGTATGTCACGCTAAACGGAGTGATTTCTCCACCGTTTGTTTCAAGGTTCCACTTGGTATAGTCTCGCACCCCCCGCGAATTTTTCGCCTCGGGCTGCACCCACGTTGTGAACTGGCGATAAGGCGTCACCCATTCAATGCGGATTGTTTTGTTTCCATTGCGACTGATACCCGGTTTGCATTCCATCCGCACAACCTCGTCTGTTTGGATCTGTGTCGGGTCACGCTTCAACGCCTTAAAATCGGCTTGCAGCTTGTCATTCGGGTCAACAATCTCGCCTTTGCACTCGCGACAATACCGCGCCGCTATGTCATTTGGTGCGGCGCAATGCGGGCATTCCTTGCTGGTCCAACGATAGTCGCACCTCTCGTATTCGCCGCGTGGCCCGGAGCGTAGCATATTCATGCAGCGCCGCCCGTGGTGCCCTGGCATCGGGCCCCATTCGGTCATGACCTGTTGCCCGTCCAAATCCAGCACATACCCCGCCGCGTCTAGCTTGGCGTCCAGATAGTCTTTATGCGCAGAAAACCCATTCTCAAAAGCGCAGATTGGGCATGTCGCCACAATCCCGCCTGACCCGCCCAACTTGCCCGCCTTCACAACGGGCGCAAACAAATCACCGTCCGGGCAGTGATCATCAAGGTTCGTGGTATAATCTAGGATCAAGCAATCAGTCTTGCCGGGGCAGATCCGCAGCCCGCGACCGATGATCTGTTGCAACAACCCAACGCTTTCCGTCTTGCGCAGAATGGCAATCAAATCCACATGCGGTGCGTCAAAGCCGGTGGTCAGCACTGACACATTGACCAGATACTTGATTGCCTTGGCCTTGAACCGCCGTATCAGGCTATCCCGCTCGGCCTTGCCCGTTTCGCCCGTCACCATAACTGACAACTCAGGCGGCAAGCTTGCCATGATTTCATGCGCATGGCGCACCGTTGCGGCAAAGAACATCACGCCTTGCCTGTCCTGTGCTTGGCGCACAACGTCATCCACGATTGCCGCCGTCTTTCGTCCATGGCCATGATAGGCGCGATCTACATCAGCGGCATCAAACTTGCCTTGAGCATTCGCAACCAGCCCGTGCGTATCATAGCCCTCGGCCATTGTGCCGCCTATGACAGGCTCAGTCAAAAAGCCTTGCTCGATAAGATCACGCGCGCCCACGGTGTAAACGCATTTAGTAAAGAAAGGTTCCCGCGCAACATCCTCGCCATGCACTTGCCCTTGCGGCCCCACACGGTAAATCCAGCCCGACCCCAAGCGATAAGGCGTTGCGGTCAATCCGCATATCCGCAGGTTGGGGTTGGCGGTGCGCATGGCGTCCAGGATGCCCCGCACAGTGGGCGTTAGCCCATGCGCCTCGTCTATGACCACCAGCCCATATTCAGCGCCAAAGCGGCTTATCTTATTCTTGACGGTCAATGGACTGCCAAAAACCACAGGATGCCTTAATTCCTTGGCCCCGGCGCTGGCGCTGAATATCGAGGCCGGGTTGCCCGTGGCCAGATATTTTTCGCGGTTTTGCGTAATCAACTCGGCACTTGGGGCAAGGCATAGCACCCGCTTGCCCGTCCGCTTGTTAATGTCCGCTGCGATGGCCGCGATGATGTGCGACTTGCCTGCACCAGTTGCGGCGTCGATAACGAAAGGATCAATGCTTTGCCGCATCCAGTTTATGGCCGCGTCAACTGCGGCCTGTTGATATGGGCGCAGGCCATGGGAAACCTCTGACATAACATTCATTTCAGCCCCCAGAAGCTTGACCCTTTGCCCCGGAACGGTTCCAGATCGGCGCCCGGCGCATACTTGGCCAGCGCCTTGGCATAGGACACAGACCCGGCTCGCTCAGTCTTGGTCAACTTGCGCCCAGCGAATACCGCGTTACGATCCCCGGCAATCCGCGCCATATCGGCCAGAAGGTCTTTCTTGCGCTCCTCAGCCCGTTCAATCGCCTCGGCCAGTTGGTCCCATTCCGCAACCATGCGAGCAGCTTCCACTGTGTCAATCTCAACCCGCTTTGCCGCCAAGTGTTCATCCGGCTTTTCCAATTCAGCCAAATATTCAGCGTAGAATTGGCGCAAGCGCGGCATGTTTTCCGCCTGCCATTCGGCATCCTGCAGAACGGTTTCAAGTTTGTAAGCCTTGGGCGACCATTGGAAAAAATCCCACCGATCAAGCCCAGTGCAAACCATACTGAACTGCACTTGCGCGTAATAGTGGGGCTGGTCAGCCAGTGGCGCAAAATCCTTCGCATCGTCGCGCATTGAGAAGGGGCACTTGATTTCCAACCCGCCCCCTTCAATTAGCCCATCAGGTGAACACCCGGCCCAATTTTCATAGGCAATAAAGCCTATGGTTTCGACCTTGTGGCCGGTCAACATTTGGTATTCCGACCGCGCGCCGTCTTCATTGCGGTTGCCGTATTCTGTTGCGATGTTGCCGGTAAACTCGCTTTCCGCGCCGTGGGCATCTCGCACCATTCGTCGCATGGCTTCCGCCCGCGTCATGTAGGGTGCGACCCCCAGGATTGCCCCGACCGTGCTGGCCGTCACCCGGCCCTTGCGCGCCGCAAACCACTCTGTTGACTTCTGTTCCATGTTCTGCAATCCTTGCAATTGGTAATCCTCCGTGCATGTCTGACCGTGGTCCGCTATCGGCTTCACCCCCGATAGCGGGCTTTTTTATGCGCCTTAGAAAGGGATTTCGTCGTCCATCTCAACGCGGCGCTGTTGCGCCATGCCACCACCGCCCGCAGGAGCCTTCTTGGCTTGGGCTGCTGTTGCGGCCTTCACGTCAACGCCCTTGGCCTTCGGGGCCACCGCCGAAACCCAGTTGCCCGTAATTGTTTCGCCCGTCTTCCGGTCTTCGATTTCCCACACCATGCACTTGATAATCATCGGCTTGTTGCACAGGTGCAGGCCCAGATCATCATCGGACGGCTTGCCATCCTTCCGGGCCAACTTGCCCCCGGCATTGGCGTCAATCGCCGCCAGCATCCGCCGCGCCTTGTCGCGCTTTTTGATGCCCGCCGCTTCGTCCTTCGCGCCGGGATCAGTGTCACTGACCCACAGCTTGTGAAAAACCTTGCGGTTTTTGTATTGTTCCGGCTCCAAGACCGACCAGCGCAGGGACAGGTATTCGTTGCCGTCCTTGTCGGCCCATTTTGCCTCGTCAATGATGGCCAGAACATCGCTTTCGTTCGGAATCGGCGCAAGGTTTCCACCCGGCACTTCATAGTCAGTGCCCGTATCTTTTGCGCTTTCGCCGTCGCTCAGGTCCCAAAAACTCATTTTGCTTCATCCTTCTTGTTGGTGTTACTGCGAATGCTGGCAAACGGTGCCAACGCCGGAATGACGTTGCCCAATGGGTTTTCGCCGGGGTGAAACTCCAAAGCATCGGTAATGCCGTAACGGTTTTTTGAAACATTGGATGCAGTCGCATAGCAGATCAATTCGCGTTCGCCCGTGCTGATTGCTTTCTTGCGTTCCCCATCCTCGCCCTTAGTAAAGCTGACCAACCGCACAAAGCCCACAACGTCCACATCGTCCACATAGGGCGGCATCGACTTTGGCGGCAGGCGCAGAGAATATCTCATGTAATCGTCACTGTCCGGTAAACGCATAGTTTCAACATCGGCATGGGCCACAAAGACAACGTGCATCGCGCGCTTGTCATTCAAGACCCCTGCCGCCTTGCGCACACGCTGATGCATTGCCGCCACCGCGGACACCCCCGCACCATAGCCGCCAAGGGCTTGGTTGATCGACTTGGCTTTGGGGTCTTGGGCCAGCACATCCGCGATG